TTCTGCCATGCGGGATAGCCTGCCGGGTTCGGGATCATACGATCACCACGTCAACGGTTGTCCGCACCGGAGCGCCATTCCAGCGCGCCCTCGCGTCATCGCCCGCCAACTCTCCCAAGGCCCTGTCATACAGCCCCATCCAGGTTTGCAGCCGGGAATCGTCACCCAGATACGGAGCGGAATGGATCGCAGCGCCGTAGAGGTAGACATCGGGGAAATAGGTCAGCACCCAGTTCACATCGGCATCCGCCGTCATGGCGGTAATGCGCTTGTAGTAGTAGAGCGCGATTGTGTAATTCCCGTTCGATTGCGGACCCAGCCGCAGGGTCGACCCGACGATGGTGAAGTCCGTCGGAATGCCCGCCGACGCATCGGGATAGGTCGATTCCAGCGCGTCCGGGGTCAGGTACGTAAGCACTCGGCGCGGGGTCGACTGCAACACCGCAACGCGGCTTTCAATGAAGTCATCCGGGAGCGTGATGTCCTGGTCGCCCGTGTTCACCGTCAGCGAGGTCAGTGCCTCCATGCGCCGGTTGCGGGCCTTTGTGTTCCGGTTCAGGCTCGCATCACACATGCTGATAAAGTCGGGAATTGCCGCCGTCAGATCCGAACGGTTCAACAGCGTGGCCAGCGATGCTTTCAACTCGCCATAATTACTCAGAGCCATTGAGAACCTCCCGCAAGCGATCTGCCACGCCGTCAAGCGTCCAGTCCCTCATGACCTCAACCGATTGATACCAAGGCATCGCAGGCCCGCCGCAGCGCCATGCCGGGGTTTTGTCCAGCATGACAAGCGTCGGGGTGCCCAGCGCGCCCGCAAGGTGCAGAACCGCCGTGGGAACGCTGATGACCGCATCCAACTCAGCGACCAGAGCCGCCGTGTAGTCGTAGTCAAGCGTCCGGTCGGTCAGGAAATCGAACACGTTGACGCCGACCTCGCGGGGATCAACCTCCGGGTCGTGCTGGTATTCCAGGCTGATGAAACTCGCGTCTATGCCGTCAAACGCTGGCATGATTTCATGGATATTCAGCGACCGTCCGTCGCGCCCCGTCTCCGCCAGGCCACCCGTCCACGCAATGCCGACCTTCTTCGGTCTCGGCAGCGTATCCAGCAGCCCCCGCACCATCGCCCGCATTGCCGGGTTGGCCTTCAGGTATGGCGTTCCGGGAAAGTCATTGTCCTCAAGCCGGTAGAAATACGGCAGATCACCCATTGCGACGCGCTTGGTCGGGCGCTCTGTCGGCAGCCATTCGGGCACATCCTTCAGGGTGCCAAACACCTTCGCTTGCGGGAACGACCGGGCGAACAGCGGGGCAAGCCTGCGTTCAACCTCGATAATCGGTTCATCAATATGGTCCAGCGCGTCCGGGATGCACGAGGCGAACATCACTTGGTCCCCGATGCCCTGCTCCCCGTAGATGACCGTCTTGCCTTCGTATCCCGGTTCCCACTCCGTTGTTCCGGGATAGCCTCGGTCCTTGCGAGACCCGTGCCCCAGCCCTTTGCGGTATAGCGGCCACGCCTCGCGCCATTGCTGACGGTGCAGCAGGATCAGCCCAAGGTTCCGTTGGGCATCTTCCGCAGTCATATCCAGCAGGCCAAGGTCGACGGCCTTGCGGGTGTATTCCTCCGCACCACCCAAGTCCCCGAGGTGCATCAGGCTCATGCCCAGATTTCCCAAAGCGGGAACATGCTCCGGCTCAATCGACAGCGCGTGGCGGAACAGCGCCGCAGCCCGTTCGTAATCCCCGAGTTTCTGGTGAATGCGCCCGATTTCGTTGAACGGTGCGGGGTCGTCCGGCTCCATCCGGGCACACCGCTCGAAGAACGCCAGCGCCTGACCCATGCGACCCGCTTCAAAGTTCACCAGACCCAACCCAAACGCAGCACCGGGCGACGCCGGGTCACCAATCAGCGCCGCATCAAACGCACGCGCGGCCTCGTCTGGTTCATTGGCGCGATATGCCGACATGCCGTGCTGGATGAAGTCCATCAGTACATCTTCTTTCGCACGCCGAGACGGCCCATGTTGACGCGCAGATCCGAGAATTCGTTGCTGTCCAGTTTGCGGGCGACAGCCTGCCAATGATCCGGGTTGAAGGCGTCAATGCCTTCTTCCGTCTTCCACTTTTCGACCAGTGCCAGCGGTATCGAGCCGACATAGTGCAGGTCGCCGGACTTGGATTTACCCGCGTCCTTGCCCTGGATGGCCTTGTTGCGCTCGATAACGTCGCCAACCCCCTTCCATTCGGTCTGGAACTGGGATTCATTGGTCATCTCGTCGTAGAGAAGCCACTCGCGCTTTTCGGGCGTGTCTTCCAGAAGCATCTTGTTCATGCGTGAAAACGGGGGGCCGTTAAGACCCCCCGCTCCCTGGTTGGTTACGATGCAGCGAGGCCAACGACCTTGCCGTGAGCGGCTTCGTTGTCGACCTTCAGGGTCAACTCGCCGATCATCATCTTCCGGGTGTTGTCGCCGGTCTTGGCGAGATCTACGGTCGACCACGGACGGAGGTAATCAACCGACAGGTAGTTGAAGTCGAGCAACAGAGCGGTCTGTCCGCGCTGCTGACGACCCGGCACCACCTTCAACTGGCCGAAGTCCGAAACGTAGATGTCCGCAGAGCCGATGATGGCAGCCGGACCCAGCTTGGGCGCGGTGTCACGATACAGCGTCGCGATACCCGTGAAGCCCGACACGATCTGCTTGTTGAACGAGTCAACCATCAGCATGTCCGGCTCGCCGCCGTTGTCCCAGCACTGCTTGACCAGGCTCTTCAGCATGGCTTCAGTGAAGGTCGCGGTAGCAGTCGGGTCGACCGGAGGAGCAACAGCGCCGGACGAATAGCCCGGTGTGGTCGCACCGCCTTGAGCACCCGCATACACGATATTCGAGGTCAGCCAGGATTCGATGGAACCCAGCGTGGCACCCGTGGTCGTGCTGCCGGTGGTCGTGCCCTGATTCCGCACCAGAGCGTATTCGGTGTCGCGCTTGATCTCCTTCGCCCGCTTGGCCATCTGATAGGCCAACTCGGACTTGCGACCAGCCTTCTTCACCGCCTCGACGGTGCCGGAGGTCTGAGCCACCTTGCGGAGAATCTGCACGCGGTTGCCCGGACGGACGGTGGCCGGAGCCGCATCCGCCGAAGCGTCGTCACCTTCGACCTGCGCGTTAGCAGCCGCAGCGACAAGAGTATCGGTCTGCCACTCATGATATCGAGCGGCTGCCGAACCCTTCTTCGCCATGGTCAGAAACGGGGTATCCACCCCTGTTATCGCGGTGCCGTTTAAACACCGCTTCTGCATGTTTCCATGCAGGTCAGACTATATCATCCCTTTCGGGCAGGGCGCTCGTGGAGGAATTACCGCCGTGGGCGATGTCGTTCTCGGGCGTTGTATATGCCGCCACACCGTTTTGAGCAGAACAGGTTCCGCTTTCCAACTGTGTCGCTCCAACGCTTGCTAATGAACACCCCGCACTCCGCGCAGTGTCCATTCCATCGCCTGTAGGCTCGTCCTCTAGTCGTTACACCTTCAACGGGCTTTCGCCCGAAGCTTGGCTCGGGATTGTCCCCGGCATTACCCGGTAGGATGTTCCCCGAATTCACCCCATTTGCATCTAGTGCAGAATGGACAGCCCAGTGACACGGTGCGCAAAGCGTCATGCCGTTATCCAAGTCCCACCGTAATTCTGGATAGGTCTCGTATGGTTTGATGTGGTGCGCGTGGAGTTCCACGTTTTTTGCGCCGCATCTTTGGCATGTAGCGTGGTCCCGACTGATAACCTTGCGCGCCCATGAGGCGTGCGACCCATTGCGCCGCTTCCGCCGCGCGTCAGGCTTGTATCTAGCGTTGTCAGGACCGCGATGCCGGAACCCATGAACGTCTGCACAAGGCTTGGAGCAAAACTTGAGCCCCAAGAACGTGCTGATCGGTTGTCCCGGCTTTATCCCAAAAGTCTGCCCGCATCCTTGGCAAACCTTCTCCCGCTCATGGCCTTCTTGCCATCGCGAATTGTTTTCTCCCGTCCAATTTTCCGACCTCCAAGCGCCCCTACAAGCGTATGAGCAAAACTTGAATGTATGTTGTCTGGCGGGAATTACGCTTTGCTGTTTGCCGCATTGAATGCAGCTAACTGTCACAGGCATGAGACCTCCTAAGGGTCTCAATATTCTACACTAGTGGGTCGATACTTCAACCGGTGAGATGTCGTAGATCATGTCGGACAGGTCTTCGCGGACACCGACGCGCGAGGACGTGACTACCGTATTCGAGGGAACAGCCATGGGTTATCTCCTGGGTTGGCTGATTACACAAAATCTTCAAACGCAGCCGCCCAATCGCGGGGGGATTGCGTTTTTTGCGCAGCCTTCCGGGCCTTCGTCGCGGCAGTTCGTGCAGGATTAACCTTCGTTGCGGACCCCGGCTTTGAAACCTTGGGCTTATCCGCGACCTTCTTGGTCACAGCAGGCTTGGACTTCTGAAGCTGTCGCCATTTCATCGCATCGCGCGACAAAACAACCAGCCGATGATCCGCCAACCCCTGCAACTCTTCCTGTCGGAAGCCATAGTCGCTGGTGAGGGTCGCCGTGATTTCAGCCGATTCCTTCTGACGGACAGCGTCGTCCTTCCATGACGGTAGAGCCGCCATGAGTTGTTCCCGACCTTGCGCGATCTGCTGTTCGTACCGCTGCCGACGTTCGGCCTCGGTCTGTTGCAGCAACGCCTGTCGGGAAGCCTGCTTTTCGTCCCACTTGGCTTTTTCCTGGATGTAGCCGATGGGGTCTTCGTCCCGCATCTTGGCCCAGTCAGGTTCCGCCTCCTGGAACTTCTGCAATTCAGCCAACTGCTGTCGGATGTATTGCACCTGCTGTTGTGCCGCAGCCTCGAAAGACTTGCGCTCTTCCGCAAGAGCCATTGTCTTGCGGGTGTAATCGGCGTGCCGCTCAAACCCAGCTTTGATCTCTTCAGCCGTTAGCCGTTGGCTTTCCCCATCGAAGTCGATTTCGATACTTGGGGGTCCGTCCGGCTCGGCGTCGTCATCGTCGCCTTCGTCGTCGTCATCCGATTCTTCTTCCTCCGCTTCGGCCTCATCATCGGCTTCGGCTTCGGTCTCAATCTCATCTTCGGCTTGTCCTTCGTCAGGGGCTTCGGACTCGATTTCGGCCTCTCCCTCATCCTCTTCGGACTCAAGAAAGGCCTCGAACCGACCCAGCGGATCGGCCACGTCTGTCATGCTCATAGTTTTGCCTTGGGTTAGAGGGGCCTAAGCCTTGTCCTCAGAGCCAGCCGGTTTTCCCGCCCTTGGCGATTTCATCGGCTGATTTGGTGGCGTCGAATTTCTTCGACTCCAATGCGCTGCGGATCTTTCGCAGCACCGTAACCGCCGTCAGGCAGCGGTATCTCGCTTCATCGTCCCGTGTCGGGGCCTCAAGGGCGCGCTCGAACAGGGACGATTCATATTCGTTCATCACACGGACGAAAATCGGGTTTTCCAGCAACTGCGCGGCGTCGCCAGCTTCAATCATCTTGTCTCGGTCGGTCATCGCGTGTTGTCCGTGGTGTAGTCGGCCTGCAACGCCGCCATGAACTTCTTTTGCTTGTCGTCGTTCGGGTTATAGGCCGCGTTAAAGTCCACGCCGAACGAATCCGAAAACATCTTCTTGCGCTGGTCCGCGTGAGCCGGGTTCAGCAGCATTGCCGTGCTTTCCTGCCCGCCGCGCGTGTCGCTGATCGGCTTTGCGCCATACATCAGGGTCACAGCGTCGTAGAGGCTCAGACCGCCGCCCTGGTCGTCCTGCGTAGGGGCCGCGTTGCTCTGGTCAGTCGTGTAAACGCCGCTCGGGTTGGTCGGCGTGACGAACTGCCCCTGGTCGTTCGGCGTGCTCGATACCTGATATCCGTTCAGCAGCCCGCCCGCGAAGTCGCGCACAAGGTTGTCCATGTCACCGGTGTCCAGCAGGCCGCTCTGACCGTACGCAGGGCGATACACGTCCCGTGTGGGGTCAAGTAGGCCCTGCACCGGATAGAGCGTGTTGCCGCCTACGCTGATCTGCTGGTTGGGTACTACGGGCATGGTGCCTCCTAGTCGCTCAAATTGATGTTGCCTTGACCATCACGGCTGCCCGCCGCCATCTTCTCGCGCTCAAGCGCCTTTTCTTCGGCAAGCTCTTGCATCCGGTACTGGTGTTCCATGTTCATCTTGTCGCGTTCCAGCGCCAGTTTGTTGGACGCAACCTCACGATCAACAGCGGCCTTCATCTGGGCGTTCTCGCGCGCCTGCTGGGCTTCGAGTTCGGCTTTAAATCGGGCTACCTCAGCCTCCATCTGCATCTTCTGCTGGTCGGTCTGAGCGCGCATCTGCGCCTCTTGCTGAGACTGTTGCAACCGAGCCTGCGACTCCTGCTGCTTCATCTGCAATTCGGCCTGCGCCTTCATCATCTCCGGGTTTGGTGGCGGCGGCTGGTTCTTCTTCGCCTCCATTGCCTCGGTCGGGTCCGCAAACGCGCTGTCCGGCTGAATATCGGCGACCTCAGCCATCTTCTTCAGCGTGTTGTAGTAGAGATTCAGCGGTGCAATCGGGTTGTCGGGGCCAGCCTGCGCCATCAGCGCCTCTTGCTTCGCCGCGATCATGTTCAGCTTGGCCATCTGCTCCTGCTTGGTGCCGACGCCCAGACCCACATTGATACGAACGTCCATGTTGACGTTCCACGACCGGGGGTCTACGTCCGTCCACGCATTCCGCAAACGCACCGTGCGGGCCTTGTCCTGATAGCGGTTGACGTAGATCAGCGCGAGCTTGACCAGACGTGTCCATCCGGTCTCCGCGAAGGACCGCGCCATCAACTCAATGCGAGCGCGCGCCGACGATGCCGCTTCCTCAACGCCCCGTGCCGTCTCTCCGGCAAGTGCCGACCCGTCCAACCCACCAGCCAGATCGTTGACGCCCGA